TGTTGAAATTAAGAAAACCTTACCTTTAGAAACGTTCGTATCTAACGATACTCAGTTTCTTTTTCATACGTACCTTTGTGTAGTTAAGGAAGAATTCATGCCCATATTAAACGACGAGCATGATGGATACGCCTGGGTATCATTTGGCAAGTGGCCCAAACCTTTGCACTATGGATTACAAAATACTTTAAATAAAAAAACTAACTTAAACAAGTTAGAAACAGTTTTCTAATTAATAGATTTAATAAATTAAAATGTCAGAAGAACAATACAAAAAAGATTGGGGTATGGAAATTACCTGGTCAGACGAAGAAACATACTGCGGTAAGATATTAATCTTTAATCAGCCTGGCAGCAAAACACCTTTCCATTTTCATAAGGAAACAACTAAGTCTTGGTTTGTAAACAATGGAAAATTTATGGTGCGGTGGATTGATACTAATGACGGAAAGGTGTATCAACAAGAGTTAGTGGAAGGATCAGTATATAAGGCAGAGCCGTTATCTCCAGTATCGCTTGAATGTTTAATACCAAATAGTTCAGTAACTCAGGTAAGCAATGCTAATGACTCTAATGATTTTTATACTGTAATACCTGCTTCAAATATAGGTGGTTAAATGTCTTTACGCTTAACAAAATCTACACAATACATTGTTGATCTAAAACGATTTACTGAGAATGTTCACAGGATAACCAATCCTAAATTAAAAACTGAAGTTGAACGTCTAATGAAAGAATTTAAGCATCAAGCATCACTGATAGATAACGAGCACGAAACTCTTAGTAGAGGATATCCTGACCCGTCAAAAACTAAAGAGTATGTAACTAAGTTAGCAAAGGTAAGAAAACGTCTTTACCAAATTTTTAACGACTTAGATAAGTGATAATCTCTTAACAGAAATAGCACCAACCATTGCTACGTGATTTTGGCACTGGTATCGGAATGTACCGCCTTCTGCTTCAGGAATAGTCCAGTAAAGCGTTCCTGAATCCTTACCTTGTGCGTCAGCGCCAGTTGATATAGTTCCGTTGGCAGCAACGTGAACTAATCCAGTATTAAATGGTGCTGCTAATGAATCCTGTATTTCAAAAGGATGGCCGCCAATGTTGTCTAAGTCAAATGCCACAGTAGTTCCGGATATTGCGTAAACAGTTGGGTTATTGCCTGTGTAATGCGGACTAAACGTAAATGCTGTTACTCCTACATTTTCTAATCGAAAGGTAGTAATTGCAGGTTGGTAGATCTTATCAATTGTTAAACTTGCGGTAGTTGCATCAGATAGTCCAGAAAATAACCCTGTAGTTGATGTTGATATAGTGATATTTCCTTCAGCATCGCTAGTAGTCGTTATGCCAGGGCCGCCACTAAATTTAATTGTTTCGTTTGATGATATTTCTACTTGTGTTGAATCGTCTGCTGCGACTGCAAAACTAAAAGTTTTACCATTGCTTGCTACTATTTGGCTATTAACATAGTCAATAGTAGCATATGATGATAAGTCAATGTCTGATGGCTTATTTGTTAGATCGTTGTAATCGCCAGTAGTTGCCACTGTAGCAAAGTTAGGCTTACCAGTAATAGCATCCCACTCAGGTGTTGCGCTTCCCCCTACACCTGCTGCTGTAGCTTTGGTTGCAAAGTCACTGTTTGATATGTTAGTTAAATCAGTTTTTGCTAATTCATAGCCGCCAGCGACCTTACCGCTGTAAACTCTTAAACTATTTGTTTCTCTTGAAAAGAAAACTTCGCCGCTAGAGCCAACATTTCTATCAAGAAAATCTTCTGGTCTTGGAATGATTCGTATTCTGTCTACAATTGGTGCTGCGTTTGTTGCCATAATTTTTTCACTATCTTGATAACCGTACTATCAATATTGATAATTACATAGTATATTTATGCTTTAGTTAGGAGCAGTGCGTGGATAAAATTTCATCTATATCTAACGGCAAAGTAAGCGAGACATTTATGAAAGTGTTATTACCTATTATAGATGCTAATAGTGATGTGCTGAATAAATGTGCTACACAGAAGGATCTAATAGATAAACTGGCATTACTTTTGAAAGACAATGGAATTACATTAAACACAACTGACACTCTGCCATACTTTGATAGTATTACGTTTAATGATACTAAAAATATGATGCTAACTATGCTTAAATTTGATTAACAAAGTTTTGGTGATCAATGCTTTCAACCCACACAAAATCTTTGTCTAGTGTAATGCCAAGAGATTTAATTCGTTGTACGGTGTCATTTAATGCTGTAGGACCAAAGAATGTTTCGCAAGCATATTCTGTATTTAGAAATAACTCGTGTACAACTAGATAAAATTCAACGTATGGCGACCAGGCAGCATAAACACCAACATAATTTTGTTTGCGGAAGATTTCTTCCCAGGTATCAACATTTGCGATGTCTGGCACAAATTTTTCGTTTGCTAAATGCTTTTTTGGAGGCAAGGACTTAGGATCAACCGCTTGTATGCCGTTGCTATTGGTTAGGTAGATATCATCATATCTTTTAAAATTTACCACAAAAATATTTACCAAGATTAAATTTCAATAAGAATTTTAACGATATATAAAGTATATAAAGGAAGGTTAGTATGACAACATTATACATAAACGGCTTGTTTCCTGGAGAACTTAAACCTGATGCTACTGTAGCAGGTTGTGTAGATATCTTTGAAAACGTATGGCCAAATCCTCAACACACTATAGATCTTGTTGAGCAGGCTGTTGCTGATCCAAATAATGATTATAGTTGGGTACGAGCACCAACTATAGGCGACGGTGTATTCCAAGATGCTCGAACTAACAAAGCACTAGCGATTAGTTACATTGCTGAATCGCAAAATGATCCATTAATGCAAAACATACACAATCAATTTTTTATGTGTATTATGGCTGGAATCAATCCGTATGGTCGCCGCTATAAGATTAATGAAAGTTTCTACCAAGAACGCTATTCGTTGTTGAAGTATAGCGATAATCAACAATATAAAGCCCATTACGACGGTGGAACAGAAACAGGTAGAGCATTAACAGTTGTACTCTATCTTAATAACGATTTTGAGGGTGGTGAAATTGAGTTTGTTAATTTTGATGTTAAGATTAAACCTCAACCTGGAATGATGTTAATATTCCCTTCTAACTATGCGTACACTCACATAGCGCATCCTGTAACCAAAGGTACTAAATATGCACTCGTAACTTGGGTACGAGATCAGACCGGAGGCATTACAAATTATGACGACTAAAGTAATTGACAACTTTAAAAAGAAAGGGTATGCTGTAGTAAAAAATGCAGTTTCAAAGGAACTTGTTGATTTTGCAACACAATACGCTTTATTTGACGAAGCACAGAACTTTACTCCGGATAGACAACAGGTGTTAGGCGCACACGCAAAGTATGCTGATCCTGCAATGGAAGCAATGTTATTAAATTTACATTCTTCTATGGAAAAGTATACTGGATTAACATTGTATCCTACGTATTCATTTTATCGTGTTTATAGAAACGGTGACACATTAGAAAAACATATTGATAGACCTTCTTGTGAAATATCAGCAACAATGTGTTTAGGTTATAGTTACGATGACAGAAAATTCCAATGGCCTATCTATATGGACGGAACTAGTGTGTCTCTCAAACCCGGAGATTTAGTAATTTATAGAGGCGTTGATCTTGAACACTGGAGAGAAGAATTAAAATACGAAGAGGACGTTTGGCACGTTCAAGGATTTTTTCATTATGTGGATGCAAACGGCCCTTATCCAGAATACAAATTTGACGAACGTGAATCTATTGGAGTATTAAAGACTCCTAGAATAGGTAAAAACATACATCATAAATCATATATAGAGTACTTGTAACAATGGCAACTTTTAAAACAACATATAACATCTTAGTAAAAGCAGACGAAGACGAGTTCTGGGATGACAATTTTATGGACTCGGATAAACCAATTTATCCTCCTAAGGTAGACTGGACATATGATAGAGAAATGCAAGTAGAGGACGTTTCTCTTTGGGAAGTAATCTTCGAAGCAGGATGGTTTAATCTATATGCTGCGTGGGATCCGTATGCAGAGTTTTATATGTTACTAAAAGGATGGGATCCAACCGACCAATCTAATAACGACAGGATTGAAACATTTTATGGTCCAGGTTGTCAGGAAAGATTATACAAGCGTCTTAAAGAACTTAACATACCTTTCCAGTTACACGATCTATGGGTGCCTAATGATCAACTCAAAAACTTCACATAACAAAATCATACTAGGAATTAATAGAGGACACAACTCGTCAGTTAGTCTTATTAAAGGAAACGAGTTGTTGTTTCATATTGAAAATGAAAGACTCTCAAATATAAAATATGACGAATTTGCATTTAATGCTATTAATAAGATAGTTGATTACGTAGACTATATTGATTACCTTGCAGTTGCAGGTGTACATCCGGTGCAAAGAGCAGAAATGTTTGAAAGTTTAGATTACTATAGCGAACTAATACTGCGTCTCGGCAAATCATTTTACAATCACGGTTTTGAACTATACGATTTTTCAAACGAACATCATAAATTGCACGCAGCGTGTGCTTTTTATAATTCAGGTTTTGACACTGCGTTGTGTATTATAAAAGACGGTATGGGATCTGAATACCCTATTAACGATAAACGATTTTTAGAAGGAACGTATGGCAGAGAACTTAGTTCTTCGTTCATTGCGTCGTATCCAAATGATTTTAAAGTAGTTAGAAAACACATAGGCGTCAATTTTTCATTGCCTAGTAGTAAGTATTATATTTCAGAAGGTGTGTTTTTAAGTAATTCTTTTAGCGAAGGATTAGCATTTCAAAAAACTGCAAAACTTTTTAATTTTCACGAACTAGATGCAGGAAAGGTTATGGGAATGTCTTCTTTTGGTACTAAAGGAAAATTTCAAATATACAAGGACGGTGTTCTTAACACCGACATTTTTCAATACAAAAATAATGACCTAAAGGAAGGGTTTATAAACGTTTCTGGCTTAACGGAGTTTGAGCAGCAAGCAGACTTTGCTAGAGATCTCCAAGAAGATATACAACAGTGTGTGTTAGAAGAAATACTAGACGAGCTATCAAAAACAAGACAGAAAAATTTATGTTTATCTGGTGGATTTTTCTTAAACTGTGTTGCTAATTATCACATACTAAAAAGTTTGCCTTCAGATGTTAACGTGTATATTGAACCTCTTTCCAGCGATGCAGGAACTTCATTAGGTGCTGCATTAATAATTGCAAACTCGTTAAATCAAATTCAACAAGAACAGAAATCAATTTATTATGGACCTACATATAAAGTAGTTGTTAAAACAGATAATCAAGTTATTGATTCTGTTACTTCAGAGCAGGTTGCAGATCTTATTGCTAAGGGAAATATTGTAGCAATGTTCCAAGGACGTTCTGAAGCAGGCCCTAGAGCACTAGGCAATAGGAGCATCCTTTATGATCCAAGAGATCCTAAAGGAAAAGACAAAGTTAATACAGTTAAGAAACGCGAATGGTTTAGACCATTTGCTGCTACGGTATTAAAAGAAAATGCGTCAGAATGGTTTGATTTATATAGTTTAAACGAATCGCTTTTTATGATGTATGCTGTAGATGCAAAACAAGATAAAAAGCATTTAATACCTGCTGTACTGCACGTAGACGATACTTGTAGAATACAAACACTAACAAAAACAAACAACCTAGAGTTTTATAAGGTAATTGAACAGTTTAAAAAAATTACCGGAATACCGATGGTATTGAACACATCGTTTAATCTTGCAGGCGATTGTATAAACGAAACTGTAGAACAGGCTATAAACACTTTAAACAATTCACAAATTGATTACTTGTATCTGCCTGAGCATAAATTATTAATAAAGGGACAATAAATGAGCTTTGCTAATGATCATTACGAAATAATACCGTCTGTTGTAAGTGCGGATGCGTGTAAAATAATGGCTAAGGATTTTGAACTTAGCGAACAATTAATTTTAAATGTTAATAGACAAGATCCTTCTTATAGATGTTATTCTACTAACAGTAATGAATTTCCATTTGCGGATGAAATGGTTAATAAATCATTTAGTTGGTACAGCCCTTTAATCTTTGAAGCATTATCAGTATCCGTAATGAAAGATATTGTTGAAGAAACAGTAGGCTACGAAGTTTATCCTACATATTCATATGCAAGAATATATTACAACGGATCTGAAATGAAACGACATACTGACAGAGCGTGTAGCGAATTTTCTGTATCTTGTTGTATTTCAGTCGATGACGAAGTTGATCCGTGGCCTATTTATTTTGAAAGAACCAACGGCGAGATAATAGAATTAAAACAAAAACCAGGAGACATAGTTATCTATAAGGGTAATGTGTTACCGCATTGGCGTTTACCATACCACGGACAGAAACAGATACAAGCATTTATGTTTTATGTTGATGCTAATGGTCCTCGAGCAGAACTAAAGTATGATACAAGACCTATGTTAGGTATGCCACCAGAAGCAAGACGTATGAACTCTGAAACCCAATGGGAGAAGTTTTTTGGTAAGCCAGGTGGAACCAATTAAGGTCTATTTTAGAGAAAATTTTTTATCACACAAAATGTGTGATAAAATAATAAACTTTCATAATAGATACAAACACGAGTTTTCTACAAAATTTTCTGACAGAATTATATTGAATCTATATCCTATTATAGCATCTTTAACTAACGATGAGTTTGATAGTGATATTGATGTTATTAAAAAAGTAACTGCCGATCTGTCAACACATATCCAAACTATTGATCAAAATGCGTTTATAAATTATCATCATATTACTGAATGGCGTACTGGAGTATATCAACCTACTCATAAAGATTATCAATACCATCCTTATACTACAATACTATATTTAAATGATGAGTTTGAAGGTGGTGAAACTATTATCGAAGGTGAAAAAATAAAACCCGAAAAAGGAGCATTACTCACTTTTCCGGGTAATATCGTTAATCACAGTGTTAACGAAGTAATCAACGGTACACGTTATACCATTGCTGCTTGGCATAAAAGTTTTTAAGCAGTATATCTTACAACAACAATTCCTGGACCTGCTCGACCGCCGGCACCTGGGCCACCTACAGGGTTACCATTGCCGCCACCACCGCCACCGCCGCGGTTTGTAGAACCGGTGCCTGAATTACCAGAGCCACCACCACCAGGACCACCAGGGCCTGCAGAAACTGGTGAAGGGCCGCCACCGCCGCCGCCACCGCCACCGGCATATGTTATTGTTGAGCCTGATGCTGACGAGTTTCTACCGGATCCGCCTGGAGCAACACGACCGTTACCTCCTGTTCCTCCTGAGCCACTGGCGCCGCCGCCGCCAGAACCTGAGTATGGTGCTTGGTTTGGATTAGGGCCACCATTAAAACCGTAACCGTAGGTACCTGAATCTCCTGACTGTCCTGGCTGTTGTGCAATACCATATACACCTGTGTTTGGAGAACCGCCGCCACCGCGTCCACCACCTGAACCACCAGGGCCACCATTAGCAACTGGACCACCAGGGCCTGCGCCGCCATAGCCGCCGCCTATTGCAGTTAAAGGACCCATTACCGAATTTAATCCTTTCTCTCCATATGTTTCGCCTGATCCATAACCGTTACTGCCACCGTAGCCGCCGCGACCAACTGTAACGGGATAGTCTGCAACAGTTAACTCTAATCCCGGATGATCGATCATGCCGCCTGCGCCGCCACCTGCGCCGCCGTCAGTACCACCTGATCCTGCGCCACCGTTTCGTGTGCCGCCTCCGCCGCCACCAGCAACAACAAGAATTTGGCAAGTTAGCGAATTACCTGTGGCTGCTAACACTGAACTAGGAACATTTGCTTTAGGAATTGCTCTAAAAGAATGATCACCTACTGTAGTAAACATATGTATTCTATAACCGCCAGCGGTGATGATTTCGTCTCCTCCAACAAAATCATAAACGTCAGTTACGGAAAGTTCTCCTTCCTTCTTAGGATTTAAAAAATTTCCTCTAATACTTTTAACATATGGCATATTTAATTCTCTCTTATTCTGTTATAACACTAAATGTACTATTACCGTCTGAAGTAAATGAGTGTATGTTATCTCCGCCAACAGTTGTTAGCGTACCACCACTACCTACTACTCCAGGTGTGTATAATGATTTCCAGTCAGTGCCGTCATAATATTCAACTACAGGAGTACTATAGCCTGGAAAATTTGTACAAAGACGTATCATTCCTGCATCAGATGCCGTTAGTCCGCTTGGACGTTGGGCTACGGTTCCTACAGGCATTTTTAAGTAGCCTGTTGTATTAATTGTTGTATTTTGTAAATCAGCCATTGTACACTTATCCCTTGTTTAAATATTTATCTGTTTTTTAACATATCAATTTCTTGCTTAAGAAGTTTGACTGCTTCAACAAGATATGCTGTTAATCTACTGTACTGGATTGACTTATGTTCACCGTCATTACTAACTAACTCTGGAGCAAACTTTTCTACTTCTTCAGCAATTAGACCAGTTTCAGTCTTACCTGTTGATTTTCTTGTATATGAAACACCTTCTAAGTTTAAGATAGTGTCTACTGCGTTTATCAAAGGATTGATATTTTCTTTTAGCACTATGCTTGATGATTCTGTAATAGATGTTGCGCTTATGCTATTTGCATATATTGCACCAGAAGCACCAATGCCGCCTGTAACAATAAGCGTACCTGTTGTTGTGCTTGAGGATGCTTGGCCTCCTTTTAATCGTAGAGTTCCATCGCTTGGTTTAAACGTGATCTTAGTTGAAGTAACACCTACAGATGTAATTCCGCCTGATGTTGCACTAGTCCAAGTTAGGTTTCTTTCAATAGTATCAATAGCATCGTTATTAACACTTACTGCAACTGATGCCCAACTTAGCGTGCCTGATCCGTTTGTAGTTAATGCTTGTCCACTTGAACCATCAGTACCAGGTAATACATATGTTAAATCACTAGTTACCGAAGCTGGAGATTTTAAACCAATAAAATTAGTGCTACCTGATTCGTAAAGTTTAAGAACCTTTTCGTTTAGAACTCTTATGTCAGCACTAGAATCAACAGTACCTGTGCCTGACGGGGTAAGAGTAATGTTTGTGTCATTGACCGTAGTAATAACATTTTCGTTAGTTTTTAAAGTACCTAAGATTGGATCACCTACCGTACCTGTTGAAATTCTTCTAGCCATAATCTATTCCTTCATTCCTTATGCAGTGCTTGTTTCGATGCCATAGCATACTACTGAAACGTTTGCGTCGCTTGAATACACAACAATATTCTTGCCTGCTTGTAGTACGATACCAGATCTTTCTAAAACACCATTAGCAACAATAGTTGTTCCGTATTCAATGTATTCGCCCGCTGTTGGGGTACCTGATGCTGCCACAGCAATTCTCACTGTAACGTCTGTTGCGTTTTGGTTGCACACATTTACTGTTGCTACGCTAAACGTATCTGTTGGTACTGTGTAGACAGTAGTATTAGTTGTTGCTCCTACTGCTGTTGGTGTTCCTAATATTCCGTTTGCCATTTTTTATATTCTCCAATCTTATCTTAAGTAATAGTTATACGCTAGAGGTAAACCTAGTACAGTGCCACTAAACACTATGTTACCTTTAATATTTATCGCTTGTCCAGTTACAGTAGTAATTAAGTTGCTACCAATGTATACATCACCTGCTGTTACACTGTTAACAACTAGCGATGCACCACCGCCACCAATTTGTGACTCAATGTATGCTTTTACTGCACGTTGCGTTGGTACAACACTATCTGAGTTTGCAGTAAAGAATGGGTCTGTACTGAATTCGTTAATCGATGCACTATTACCACCTAGTGTAACTTCACCTAGTGTAAGTTCCTGTAGACCTGCAATGTTAAATGCTTCTGCGTTCAACGTTGCAACACCAGTTGCCTGTTCAATTTCAAACAAGTCACCTACTCTAAAGTTACCATCTTGGTCAGTTGACGTGTAGAATACACGACCGCCATCGTTATCTGTTGTTTCCTTAGTTTGATCTGGTGTATTAATAGGTGTACTTGGGTAATTAGTATCAGCAAAGTTACCAGTTCCAATATCTAAGAAGTCGTGTCCTGTCAATCTTACCTGCGAGAATCTTATACGCATAGTTACTGGGTCGCCGTCTACTGGAGCATCCATAATTTCCATTTCTGGAGATATCTGCAAGAATCCAGTATACGAACCATCGTTGTCGCCTAAGAAACTAACTGTATTAACTAACTTGAAGTATTGTCCAGGTAAACTATCAAACTCAACATTTGAACCGTTAACTGGTCTTTCTGTTAAACGTCTAACAGCAATGTAACTACCGTTTTGGAAGTAATTAGCGTAACCATTACTATTTAATGTATCTAATGATGCACTAGATGCAGTGTATCCAGAGCCTCTGTTAACAAATGTTGGATTAGCCAATGCTCCATTTCCTATCCTAACATCAATGATAACATCGTTAATGTTATTAGGATCCGTAACGGTTGCTGTTGGTGCAACTGTGTATGTTGATCCTGGCTCTGTTAATCTAACTTCGTAAACCTGTTCGTTAGCAACAGCAACTCTACCTTTAGCAGTAGCACCAATTGTTGCTTTTCTGCCGCCAGTGCCACTAGCATTTGGCAGTATTGCCCATATACCAGTCTTGTCTGGATTGCCGTGTGCTACAGCATTGAATCCGCCAGTTACTGCTCCGCCTGTTAATGTATAAGCAGTCCAAACAATACCATCTTCTGAATATTCAACTTGATCAGTGTCGTCTGATGTTACAACAAATATGCCTTGTCCGTATGCAATTTTGCGATCCGTTGCTGTTAGTGTTAAACCTAAATTGTTACTATTGCCGTCTATTGGATCGTACCAAATATCACCGTCTAACGAGTACATAACACCTAACGTGCCGCCTACAGCAACAAAGCGTCCATTACCCCAAGCAACTCCGCCAGCAATGTTACCAGGAACTGTAGTTGCTGCTACCCAAGCAATACCATCTGTTGAGTAAGCAATGTTAGTAGAACCCGAATCAACAGCTACCCATAGACCTTTACCGTATGTAATAGCGGTATAGCCAACTGCTGGAAGTGCATTAGTTGTTAATGTCCAACTTGCGCCACCGTCGTCTGAATATGCAACATCTCTGTCATCGTCTGATATAACAACAAATCTATTGAAAATAGTACCTACAACATTACCATATGCAATTACTTTATTACCTGCAGAGCTCATTCCTGCTGGTAATGAAACTCCTGTGCTCCAAGTATCTGCATCGGCACCGTATGCAACATCGTTTGAACCTGCACCAACTATAACTGCTGCTGATTCTAAGTATGTTGACGAACCGTCGTCTTGCAAACCTGATGCTATTGAGTTCCAGTGACCTGCGCTTGGAGTTGGTAATGCTTCTGCTGCCCACGTGCTGCCGTCTAAACTGTAAGCACCATTAGTGCCTGCTCCTACAGCAATAAATCTACCACTTCTACCATATCCTTCAAAATCAAAGTCTATAATAGCACCTGTAGTACTATTAACTGTTGATACTGTAATAGTAATGTCGTGTGTAGTATCAGAACCACCTACGCTACTACCTAAGATAGTTAGAACGTCTAGTCTTTCGTATCCAGTACCTGCATTATTAATATCTACGTAGTATTTGCTTCCATTTCTTGTAACATCAAATGTAGCACTTGTACCATCTGACTCTGTTTGTGTAGCAACATTTGTATATTCTGCAGATGTCTTAATGTATCTAACATCATACCAAGTAGTTGATGTTGGGAGTGTTATTGCTGCTGAACTCTTTGTAGGTGCCGTAAATGCAATTCTTGGCTCAATTTGATAAACAGATGTTGAATTTGGTGTTTCAAATGGCCAACCCGGAACAACGTGATCCCAACCTGCTACGCCGTCGCTTTCTCTTATAACCGTAGCAACTTTAGATCCAGCATTGTATGTGTTAACGATGCCATATAATCCCATACCTGCACCACCTACGATCTGTAGTCTCATACCAGGATAAGCAGTTGAAAGATTACCGTCAGTAGCAGCAAGAGTTAAACTAGTTGCTGAACCAGTTTGTGCTGTGTTACCTACAAGTAAATAACCGCTACCACCAGCAGCGCCTGATGAATCGTCTAGTTCGTCAATCCTACCTTGGAATACTGCTCCGTCACGGAATTCGTCTGCACGAACAACTTCGCCTGTACCGGGACCAAAGAAGTCAAGTGCTGCCTCGGTATATTCGTTACCAGCGTGATTGTATTCTACGTTTAGCAGTTCGTCAGTGTCTGTATTAACTGCTGCAATAGTTGCGTTATACTGTGTGCTGTTATCAACAAAACCTGTTACTGGAGTTTCGTCTGCGTCTGTTCCTTCTGCAACAGAACCAAATGCGCCGTATGAGTTGTTACCGTTTGTAGCACGTATACGTCCACCGTTTTCTGCTAGGTAACCAATCTGTGAGTAATATGTAAACACAGATACAAGTTCTGCTCTACCATTGTTAGTTACCCAAGCACCAATACCGTCGGATATCAACTGTGTAAAGTCGTTTGATACCATTGAATCGTAGCCGCCATTGTGTAATGCACCATCAATCTTTTGACCAATTGCACCATAACCAAAACAAGTAACGCTCTGCATAAATGGTGAACGAGCAGTAATCCAAACATTTTCGTCATCTGGGCCCCAACCCGGATCAAGTGATGCATAAGCACCTGCAGATACACGTTTTGTACCGTAACTATTTGCAGGAGTTAGATTACCGTTCAATCCGTCTAATGTGCATCCTCTTACACCAGTACCGTTGCGTAACAAGAACATATTAGATTCTTGCGAGCCAATTACTGCATTAGCATATGCTTCCGCAGCACGTCTTGTCTTGTAACTTGCCGGACGATACAATGTAACACTATCAGTGTACACTCGCTTCCAAATTTGTGGCCACGTTAAATCATATTTCATAGCGTGTACAAATTCAGCAACGTCTCTAGCGCACAAATCTTGATCATATTCGTACTCTGCAACTACACGATACATCTGTGAATATGTATCGTCAAGGTATCTTACAGTCTTAATGATAATGTTTTCTTTGTTATCGAGCATAGCAATCTGAGCATTTCTTACTCCGCTGTCTGCAAATGAAACATCTGGATAGTTAGTACTTGGTAATCCGCTTAAACTACCTGCTTCAATAACATCTTCTATTATTTCAATAAGCGTTACAGCTCTGTTTGCTTCAGTATCAGTTCCAGGACCATTAGTAGTGTCTTGTGATCCACCGCTTATGCTAGACCAACCTGCAGCATCGTCTTTAATGACATTGTCAATAAATGTTTGTAGATAATTATACGCAAGTTTTGTTGGTGTCTGTTCAGCAGCACCAATCTGTAATGAATTACCTACAAAGTATGCTCTTGCTGCTTGTACTGTTGCGCTGTTGCCGCCATATAGTATGTCGTAGCAAAGAGCATCAACAATGTAACCAACATCTCTCTTACAAATATCTGGATCATACGATAATGAAGGATAGTTAAGAGGATCATCGATCCACGCAACTACTTCGTTCTGGATAAATGATCTGTTAGCCTGTAACTGTAATACTGCATTTTGTTGTCCTGTAGTTGCACCACTTGGAACATTAAATGTAATTGCGCTTGCGCCACCTTCATTTGTAATAATGTCAGTAATTTCAGTAAATGCAGCATTTGAACGTGCAAGTGCTGTTGCATCATTTCTAACATCATATAATCCAGCAATTAGGTTTTTAGCATAGTTAATACCTGTAAGTGTTTGTGTTTTTTCGTTTCCTAACACTTCAGTTGATGATGCTCCTAGATATGCTCTACCATTTACAACTTGGTTATAGTTTGTATTAAGTGCTACGTCATACGACACGCCGTCAATTATATAACCTGTATCTCTACGACATTTTTCGTGATCGTATTGGAACCCACTAGTTTCAGGTGCAAGTACTCGTTCAGTGCCGCCGGCGGTATCAGAAATAGTAAATGATGTATCTGAAGTAATGTTTTTAACGTAATATGTAGTTCCTGCTGTTAATCCAGACTGTGCAACGGTGCCGCCTGAACTATCATCTAGATCTTCAAATTTAATAGGTTGATTCTGTCTTAGCCAACTAGTATCAGCAACAGTAAGTTCATTTGATGCTGAGCTTGCTGTTACACCAGAACTAAACCAATAGCTCATATACGCATTAACTTCTGCTGTAATGAAATCTTTATTAAGTTCTAATTGTCTAACAGCGTTATAAACTTCTTGGTCGTCAACTTGATCATTGCCGCCTTCTGCATTTGCAGAGAATATAAAGTCGTCAATCCATTCAAAGGTATTGTTAACAGCAATAACCCCTTGAGGATGTGCGCTATTTGCTTCAACTGTAGAAATTACTTGTTGTCTTGCATATTCAAATGCTGCAATAGATGCAGTTTTTTGATCCTTAATAACGTTTTCGCTAGGTGCTCTAGTGTACGAATATGCTGCAAATAAACCAGCATAATTAGATTCTGTGATCCAATCGTACATTGCAGCATCAATGATCAATCCAACATCTCTAGAACATTTAGCGTGGTTATAATTAAAGTCATTATAAGTATCACTGATGTACTGTATGGTATCTAAAATGATCTGTGCTTGAGCACTATCAATTGCTGTTTTTTCAGATTGTAGCGTACCGCTTACAGATAATGTAGTTAGGTTTGGATACACTGTTGCAGGTAGGCTGTTTAAGTTTCCTGCATCAATCGCGTCTGTAATGATGGCCATTTTAGCAATTAGTGCATTACCTTCTGTTGATGTTGCAGGTGTTCCGCCGGTATCCTGTATTTCTCCGTTACCACTTGAAGTTGTTACTGATACGTGTCTTACAACTTGATCTAGTACAGTTGATAATCTGCCGTATGCTGCTGATGTCTGTGCAATCTCGCCTGAAGGATATGCTTCACCATTTAGACCAAAGTATGATTGAGCAATGCGTGTAGTAGCCATTGTACCACCATAAAGTATATCGTACTTCATTGCTTCAACGATGTAACCAACATCTCTAGCACAGGTAGCTGAATTGTAAGTAAAGTTAAACCAAATACTACCTGGATTAGGTACTGTAATAGTATCTTGCGTTACTTGGTCGTCTATCCACGCAGTAATTTCTGCAACAATAAATGTTTTGTTATTTGTTAATAGTGTATATGCATCGTCAGCGTTAGCACTTGGTAATCCTGCAGGAACTGGATAGGACAATGTATCTGCCAAACCGTTTCCGTTTACAATAATGTCTACAATTTCATTGAATGCAGCATTTGAACGAGTAATTGCTGTTGAATCACTTAATTCATCTGCAACAAGATCGCGTGCGTAACGAATTGAACCAATTGTTTCAGTTCTTTCGTTTGCAAGGTTATAACCATTAGTTGGTCTATTGTATGCTATTCCAGAATATACCTGATTGTAGTTTGTACCTAAGGCAACATCATATGCTAAATCTGTTAACATATATCCTAAATCTCTTCTGCACACTGCACTATCGTAAGTAAAACTTCCAAAGTTCTTATTAATAAAATCAATAGTACCTGTCTGGATTGTAGACTTAGCAGTTTCTAATGCCTGTTGTACAGTATACGTATCAGAATCTGTTGGAACAGTTGGATACGTAATGCTAGGTGCATTTGCGTAACCTAAATTAATTGTTGTAATAATATCATCTACTAAGTTACCAATAGTAGTCGATACTGTAGCACTTCCAGGTACACCCGAAACCTGAGGTACAGGTACTGTTGTGTAGTCAGAAGGTGTAGTTGGGGTTTGATATGTTGGTATTACAGAAATGTTTCTACCAGTAGTCTGCATTAGAGATTTTAAATATCCTAATGACGCAAGCATTGCTGCCTTTTCTGTTCCGTCTATTTGTAATACACCTGAGTTTCCGTTAAAGTAGGACTTACCTGCTTCAACACTAGCCCAGTTACCACCATATGTTAAGTCATACGCAACAGCATCCATAATTAAGCCAACATCACGTAAGCATTTAGTTCTACTGTATATTAAATCTGGATATTCTTCATCTAGATATGCTTCAACTTCTGCCTTAATAAAATCTTTATTAAGCAAGAACAAATCTCTTGAATAGCCGTAATTTGCATCAGTTAAATCATATGCAGGTGCAAGAATTATTTCGTTCTTTTGGTTTGTCTTAAAATCAATTTGACGCTTTATTGTACGAGCTAATTTTTCTACTTGTGGTCTTACAACAGTTGTTTCAGCGTATGGCCATTCTTGGCTTTGTACTTCTGCATTTCCTGTAGTTGAAGAAACAGATACGCCGTCTATAATGTCGCCTACAATTTCTTCTATTCTATTAACACCGATGTGTGTAAATCTAACATCTCTCGCAGGAGTTAACGTACTATTAGTGCTAGTACGTGGATAAATCTGAGTTGAACGTATTTCATCGCCCATTATTGCAGTTTCTGCAGGAACAACAATAGGTAGTACTTCGTAGTGTTTACCTGTAGAAACTTTAATTAAGTTTGTATTAATTTCTCTTGCAGGAATGTTAGTGTCAACACCTTCGTCGATAGCATCTGTAATAAGTCCTACCAACGAAGTAATAGTTGCTAATACACCAGGTTCTGCTTCTAGTGTAGCATCCTTCCATTGTTCAACAACAGCAGTAGAATTATCTCCGTTAGCAACCTGATAGTTTGTGCTAGGATCTGTTTGTGCTAAAACGTGACCTATAACAGTTAAACCATAATTAATCGCTGCAATAGTTTCTTCACCTTGATTTAGTGTATAAACTGCTGATGCGTTATTAACATATTCTAATGCTGATTCTCTTGAACGAACATTTCCACCGTGTGTGATGTCCCAAATAAGTGCATCAACAATGAGACCCATATCACGTTCGCAAGTAAACGAATCATAATTAAAGCCAGTAGCAAACGGAGTATTTCCAGCAGTAATTTGTGCATCAACCCATTCGATCATTTCACGTTGAATAAATTTGCGATTCAGTTCAAGCAATCTTGCTGCTTGAGGGTTCTTTGTTCCTCTTTCAATTTGTTGGCAAGCATAACGAATTGTTTTCCAAGGACGATCGATTGTCTTACCATAAATTGGTGCTGGATTATCTAAGCCGTGTTCTGCTACGTAATAAACGTCTTCAATTAATCCTAAGAATTCCCAGCCCGGAGTACCATCTGCTTGAACTGTTAATACTTGGCCGTCTAAGCCAATTGGTAATCTTTGCGGAGCAGCGCCACTATAATAAACTAAATCGCCTGTAGTTGTTAAAACACTTTGTTCAGAACCAACAGTAATGACCTGCCAATATGTTCCTGCTACGTCTAAGTCTGGGCGAGAATTTTCTGCGCCGCCACCTGGCTCTACAGCAGTTTCTGTTGAGTAGTCATCACCTTCTGAAATGTGTCCGTTAATACAAACATAAGAGTTATCACCGTAACGGGTAACATCTCCTTCAAGGTATTCTTGGTCGTCTAACCATTCACCTCTCCAATTTAACCCTGAAGTAAATTTTTTCCAGTATGTTGCATTTGGTGGTTGCTGATTAGAATGATCTTGGATACACAAATATGTATAGCCGCCTTGTCTTACAACATCGCCTACTCTATATTCGTAGTCTGAACTATCTGCACCCCAATCGTCAAGGAACTTAAATCCTTCTGCAAATAAATCCCAGTTATTTGTATCTGTTGGGAATGCTGCTGCGTGGGTAGTCTTAGCAATATATTGATTACCACCCCAAGTAACAATATCACCTGGTTGATATTCTACATATGCGTCCCAGTCGCCTTCAAATTGGAAACCATCTACAAACTTTTCCCAGTTAGCACTGTCAGTTGCAAATGATGCACTAGAAGTATGAGCTACTGTTGCTATCCAAAGACTTGCACCATAACGAATAACATCGTTAACTTTATAACGTGTTGAAGACGCCCAATTTGACTTATATTCAATTCCTTGATGGAATATATCCCAATTAGCAACGTCTGCTTCTAAACCACTTGCTTCTGTAGAAGTAGAAGTGTGTACGGTATTACAAATATACAATGATCCACCGTATTTTACAATGTCTTTAATTAGATATTTTGTGCTTGTAGACCAATCTCCCTTCCAGTCTAACCCTTCAGCAAAGACGTCCCACTTATCAATATCAAGTTCAAGGCCATCGGCAGAATCACTAGCACTTGTATGATTGGTATTACAGATGTAAAGTCTTGCACCATAACTTACGATATCATTATAAATGTATTCTGTTGATACAGACCATTCACCTTTCCAAGTTTGGCCATCTGAAACAAGATTCCATTTAGTAGGTGTAACATCTAAATCTGAGAAGAAATCTGATGAACTATCGTGTCCTATAACACAAATGTATGTCTTGCCGCCTAACGATACTACATCGTCTTGATAGTATGTTGTGTCTGCGGACCAGGCGCCCTTCCATACAAATCTAATTCTACCTAGTTTAAATTCTGCCATTTAAGTAACTCCAAGTTATTGTATTTATCATAATCCTTAATATGCTATTTTTATTGCATAGTGTCATCATATTGTCTTAACATCATCATCATTCCTACATACGAACCTTGGATTGATGTTTCGTGTGTGCTTAATACTGTACCAGTTACTGTTGTTTTATCCCAAGTACCACTAAATTCAGCATCTGTAGGAATGTAGTAATATTGATTTGTTACACGTTCTATAGTATTATCTTCTCCGCCTACTTTAACAACACCTGCAATAATTGCGTTGACTTCTAAGTTTTCGCCACCAACCGAAAGTCTGTTTTCTAAGAACGTTGCAATAGCTCTCTGTGTTGGAACAACATTGTTAGAGTCTGCTGCAAATGTTGGGTCTGTTGAGAATTCATTAATGACCGTACCTGAACCGCCTAGTCTTACACCACCAAGTGCTAGTTCTGATAGTCCGTCTAGATCAAAGTATTCAGCACTAATAGTAACAATACCGGTTGACTGTTGTACCGAAAACAACTCACCTGCTCTAAAGTTACCATCTTGGTCAGTACTTGTGTAGAATACTCTACCACCGTTTTGTTCTAATACTTCGTTTTCTGGTAATGCTATGAAATAATTGCCTCCTGCATATATTTCAGGGTAATTAGTATTTTCAAAATTACCTGTTCCAATATCTAAGAAGTCGTGACCAGTGATACGACACTGACTATAGTTAGAACGTATAGTTAGTGATGTACCGTGTTCTAAATTATATTCATTCTGTAATCTAGGAGTAATGGTAACTTCAATAAGATTAGTGTTATTACCAGTACCGTCATCACCAAGATCTGTTACAGTTGTTGTAACAAACAATAATGAGTCATCTGGATCGTCTGTTGCTTCGTCAGGTATTGACGAAATTCTTATCTGCGCACCTGGTCCAGGTACAACAGATACTCCGCTTATTGTCAATGTTGCTTCTTCAGGTATTACATCTGCATATCCATTACCTGTAATAGTAATGGTTGAACTAGATGTTCTATAGCCACTACCTCTGTTTATAAAGTCAGGTTGTGCTAATACGCCGTTGCCTAATCTTCCATCTATTTCTGCTTCTACTGAGTATTGATTATCTACTATTGTAAATGTTATAGGATTAGAATCGCTATAACCGCTACCTGGATCCCATATTAATACATTTTGGAATTTTCCTTGTTCAATCTTAGGGTGTACCTTAGCTCTAGCACCTGTAACCACCTGTGAAGATGTTGTTGTACCATCTGCCAATACTATCCAAGTTGGAATATTATTAATCGTAGCAAATCCTAATGCTCCCCAATCACCACTTGACGCCATAGTTCGTTGTGTCCAAAGCAACCCATCTTCAGACGTTGCTGCTATAGTTCCGCCTGTACTTGTTCCTATAGCAAAGAATACACCTTGTTTGTATTTTACATCAGTTACGGTTAGATTGCCTCCAAGACTTGCATCACCGCCTGCTGTCCACGTTACGCCTTTATCAAGCGAATACGCTGTAGTTCCATCGCTGGCAACAGCAAGGAATCTATTATTGCCGTATACTAGTTTAACCCAAGGTGTGCTTCCTGCCGGTAATGCTCCGTTTTGTTCAGTCCAACTGCTCCCGTTAGTAGATGTTGCAGCATCTTGTGAAGCATCTGAAGTAATAGCAACAAATGTTCCTTGTCCGTAAGCAACATTACTCCAATTAGCTGAAGTTGGCATTGTGCTTGCTGTAAATGTTAAGCCATCTGAACTGTACAGCACTGTATCTGTTCCGGTAGCCGTAACAACAAATTTTCCGCCACCGTACACTATATCGCTCCACGAAGCACTTGATGGGAAACTTCTTCCTATCCAAGTTTCACCAGTTTGTGAATAAATGTAACTTGTTCCGCTATTGTTTATAGCAAGGAATATATCTTCGCCCGAAACCATTCTAATATAATTGCCTGAAGTAACAGTTACTGAAGACCAAGAAGTACCGTTATCACTGTAAATGATAGTGTCGGTATTATCAATGGCTACAAAACGACCACCTCTTGGCGTGCCTTCGTATGTGAAAGAAGTAATGCTGTTAGTACTATCGTCTGTTATAGTTGTCACAGTTATAGTAATATCGTTTGCAGGGCTTGCACCTCCTAAATTTGTTCCTTCAAGAGTAATAGTGTCACCTTCTGCATAACCTGCACCAGGATTAATTACAGTAACAGTATAATCTTCTCCAGTTCTTAATACTCTCCAAGTAGAAGTTACTGATTCTAATCCTTCGGTTGCGCCAGTTCCTGGATCCCCAATTAACCCAGAGTAAAGAACTGTTGTTCCACCAAATGCAACATCTGCCCAAGTTTTAGATGCAGGGATTGTAGATGTTGTTGAAGTAAATCCGGGATGATTACAAGTAATTAATGGTTCAATTCTATAATAGGCTGTCGAATCTAATGATGACTGAATTGTACTTCCTGCTAACACGTGATCCCAGCCAGCAGTGCCGTCGCTTTCTTTAATTACACTAACTATTTTGGTTACAGGGTCATATGAATTAACAATTCCATATTGGCCAACTCCGTTACCTGATATTATGGTAATTCTCATTCCGTCAATTTCACTTAGAGCTGCTGTTACATCGTTAGCACCTAAAATTATGCTCGATGATGCACTAGCAGTAACCTGTGCATAACCTTGACGCAATAGGTAGTTGGAACCACCTTCTGTACCTGAACCCTGTGTATTAATGAGTCTAGGGTTCATTAAGGCACCGTCTCTAAAGTCTGTGTACTCTACGCTTGCACCTGCACCTGCACCTATGATTGTTGCCGCTGCGTTAGTATAATGGGTACCAGCATTTCCGTATTCAAATAGCAGAACCCTGTCATCGTTGCCGCCAGCAAATGCTTGAATTACATCTGCTTGATTGTTATAATTGTATACATATGCAGTCTGAGGAGTTTCTGTAGGATCATTGCCATCTGCAACAGAACCATATGTTCCATACGAGTTGTTACCGTTTGCTGATCGTATTACTCCGCCGTCTTCTGCAAGATATCCTACTGCACAATAATATGTAAAGATTGATATAAGTTCTGCTCTTGCATTATTAGTAACCCAAGCGCCAATACCATCTGATAATATCTGTGTAAAGTCGTTTGCTACCATTGAACGATTACCGCCATTGTGTAAAGAGCCGTCAACTTTCATTCCAACACACGCATTACCAAAGTTAGTAACACTCTGCATAAATGGTGAACGATTTACAATCCATACACGTTCATCATCTGGGCCCCAACCTGGATCAAGTGATACAAGTGTGCCTCCTGTAGGACGCTGATACAATTCAAATACGCCTGGCGGATTAAGAATACCTTCTAATCCGTCAGTAGTCATACTTACAAGACCTGTAGTATCTCTCATATAGAATAGATCATCTAATTGCGACCCTGTAAATGCATTTGAATACCTTCTTGCAGCAAAAAGAGTACCATAGTTTCCGCTGTATCTCATATCTCGTTCAATGCCTCTAAGTAAAGAACGTATATCGTTTAGTACACGATCTGAATCAAAGGTTACTGAAGGGTTTAACTCTACTAGTTTTGCATAACATTCTTGTGCTATAAATTCTCTGTTTATAACTAACTGATCATATGCATATTCGTTTTCAATAAACGGTGTAGGAGTGTTAGAACCAGACATCGTAGGATCAGTATCTCCAGATCCAATTCTAAAGTCAATAAATTGCATATATTCATCAGCTAAATCTACAATTCTTTGAGCTGCTGTGTTGTTAGAAACTACGCCTGCAAAATTTTGTGTTTCTGTATTACCTGTTGTAGGTGTCACTGCAACATTTTGTACCAAATCTAAAATAAATGTTCCAATGTGTGCAATATATTGTTCAACGTATTGAAAGTCATTCTGATATGCTTCAATAGGCGGTGTAGCTTTAACAATAGTTGAACGTAATTCATCGCCGTGGACTACTGTTCCAGCAGGTACAATAATTGGTCCTATCTCTTCGTATGTTCCAGCAGTAACTAAAATCTTGATAGGAGTTAGTGCTTCATAATTATCTTCTACATATTCACAAGCGTGGCGAACTGTTTTAAATGGTTTGTATAAGCTAAATCCATAACCTGGTCTATCTACACCTGTAGTAGAAACATAAATCACATCAGATTCTGTAGTTTGATTTCTCCAGAAAAGTTCTAGGTCAGTAGAAATAGATAATAGTTGGTCTTCTTCTCCAATAGGATGTCTAACATCTCCTAAGGTACTTCCGTCGCCTGCAAATTCCCTTGCTAAGCCATATGTGATCAAATCACCTTTGTCGTGTAATGCACCTGGCTGACCTGCTTGTATTAATAAGTCCCAGTATTCGTAACCACTACCGTTGTCGCCAGGGCGATTATTACTTAAAGAATCGTGTTCAAAATTACAACTATATGTAGAACCTAGATGTACAACAATATCACCTAAACTATAATAGATACCAGTGTTCCACGCTCCTCTCCAATTTTGACCAGATGTTAATATTTCCCAATTTGATTCGTCAAGATAATCAAGAGTACTACCGTCATTTGCATCTGCTACATTAATGTCCTGCTTTGCAAGATATAGATAGCCACCTCTTAAAACTACATCACCTGTCTTGTACGAACCGTCTATACTCCAGTCACCTGCAAAATGCGCTGTTTTCGCAAGTATAATCCAGTTAGGTTCTCTATCTGGTCTAACATTATAATTATTTTCAATAGCATAATATACATAACCACCATAACGAACCACATCACCTTGTTGGTAATAAGTATCTTCAGCCCATTCACCATTTGCTTCTGTACCTGGAAATTCTAATACAAATTTCGTTAAATCAAGATCAGGAGTATTTGCTGTGTGAGTTTCAGTACAACGGAAAATTGTTGAACCATATTTTACAAGATCATTCTTACGATACTCTGTTGATGTAGACCAATCTCCTCTATACTGCTTCCCTTCTGTAAAGACTTCCCAATCGTCATTGTTTGCTTCTAATGTTGCTCCAGATAAATGATTATTTAAACATTTGTAATTAATTCCATTATATTTTACGATTGCGCCAGGACCATATACTGTTGATCCTGTCCAGTTTCCTGTAAAACTAATATTTTCTGCTAAACTATTCCAATAAGATACTTGCGAAGGATCACCGGTTGACAAGTGTGCCGTATTACACACCCATAATACGCCGTCGTACAGTACTATATCACCTACGTTGTATTCTCTACTAACAATATAAGATCCTACAAAAGATCGACTGCTAGTCATTACTACCCATTTTGGAGCAGGTTGCGGAGGACTTGAACCAGGTAATATTGCATACAAGTCGTCTCTAAACGAATCACTAGCAGTGTGCGTGATAACACATACATAAGTTACACCGTTGACACGAACAATGTCGTCACGATTATAACTTAATCCGTTTTGCCAAGGTCCTTTCCAAATATACTTAAACCTGTTTAACTTAAATTCAGCCATTTAATTTGCTCCTTAGTATCCTGGTCCCGAAATGTTCTCAGGATATTCGTATCCTTCTGAAATTCTTACAATAAATTGACCATCTACTGGGTCAATATAATATGTTAACGATCTTCCATCCCAGCGTAATTGCGGATAACGTAAATTATCATATACAACATCGTGATTAGCGTCTATGCCGTCAAGGAAATCGATACCTTCTTCAAAGTCAAGAAAGTTATTTTCTGAAATACCTATATCGTTAATTACAGCAATGTTTTCGTCGCCGCCTGAAAGTTGATCAATACGTATTAAGAATAATTCGCCATCGTCATTTCTACGAAGTCCGTAAAAATATCTTTTAATTACACCAGTTAAAACGTCCTGTGGACTACTGCCTACAAAATATGTCATATTACACTACCTCCACGTGACTGGCAACAACATCAACTGAATCTGTTACGCTTGACCTTACTAATAATTTATTGCTAGGTGCTAGAATCAATTTTTCACCTTGATTCACTGCTCGCAAACTGGTGTTTGCTGGTAGCAATGTCTCTTTTAAATAATAACCGGTAACACTTGTGTCGTCTTGTATTAAGATATCAACATATACAAATGATTCTGTTAGATTTGTTACGCTTAATCCAATAACTGTTGCACGAGTAGATGCATCAGTT